GCGTGTCTGCAAGGGTTTCAAGGTCTTTCCGCTATACACAATCGAAAGGTTGCCTTGTTCAATGATCTTTTCGGTTGCGTCGGTGTCCTCGAAGCTGATCCCCTCCGGAATGTCACGATACCGCACAAGCCAGTCTTCGCGCTGTTTCTCCGGAACATCGAAGATCGTTAAAATGCTCTCTTCGTCCAGCTCCGGAAGGCCGGAAATAGGATAAACCGCGCTTCCGTCGCCTATGTACTGCGATATTGTGCCGCTATCGCTGTATCGGTTGAATAAAACAACCTGTTTGTTTTTCTTGCATATCGCGGCAATGCTCTTTATCTTCATTTGCGGCGGCCTCCTTTCCGGAAGTCCCGCACGGTATCGCGGATCGTGGTTTCCGTCAGATACCAGAACAGCGGCAACCCTAAAAGCAACGCTTCACCGCCGATCGCCTTGTATCCGCGTTCGGCAAGGGCGTACCCCTGCCCCCAACGGAAGAGAAGAACGCCCGCCGCGGTAAGGGCGGCGTATTTCAGGACGGCAAAGGCAACATTCGCCGTCAATGTGCTTCCCGCTACCCGAAGAGGGCGGGAACGGCGGCGCGTGGCCGCCTGTGTGTTTTGAATAGCTCTTTGCATGTGTGATCCTCCTTTACTCGGTTTCGCCCGCGGCAATGGCCTTGCGTAATGTGTGCCGCTCCATTCCTTCGGCCATCAACCCCACTTTCATATAGCGGTCTTTTTCTTCCGGTGAAAGCTCTTCAATGTCCCGCGGTTTCGCTTTGTCTTCGGACGGGAAAAGATTGTTTTTGCACGCAAAAGCCGAATAGAATATTTCAAGCTCTTCTTCCATTGCCGCCCTGAAAAATGCGTAATTCGCTTCAATTTCTAACCGTTCCGCGGCGGTGCATTCTGTCCCCATCTTTTTTCGCTTGCGCCCGCTGTATGTACCAACGCACCCGAAGCCGCCCGCACCTGTCACCATGTAAATAATCTGGTTCAACAACCGCCGTTCCGTTTCTTGACTGTACGGGAACCATGCCGTTTCGCGGCGTTCCTCTTCAAGCTCGGTTTCGCTGATCCCGTATTGCTCCATCAGGCGGGCAAGAAGGGTTTGTGCGCTCTCGCGCTCTCCGTCAACGCCCCGATCGGCAAGGGCTTTTATTTTCTTCAAAAGCTCCGCTTTGTTTGACATTCCCGCCGCCCCCTTAATACTTGCCGTAAACGATCACGGCCATATAAGGGCGATCGGTTTTCGCGGTGGTTACAATGGCCGTATTGATCCACGATACCCGCAAGAAGTCGCGCGCCGCCCGCTTTGCCAGCCTCCACACCGCCCGCGCGTCGTCGTCGCCAAACTCTGCGACGGCTTCAAGGCTGAATTCGCACACCTTGACGATCCTTCCGTAAGGCTTGCGCGCGGGGCGTTCCTTCATGTATTCTTTGTTGCCCTCTTTGCACTTGATAATTTCGAGCGGGCGGGGGAACTGCCAGCCGCCGCCCTGCTTGTCCTGCTTCTGTTTCGACATAGTTTGAATAGCTCCTTTCGCTTAACTGCTGTATGGATTTTTCAAGCTCCAATCCCAAAACATGCCGCCTTCATATTCCGTCCGGAAATGGTTTACTTCTCCGTCACCTGTGAAGAAGACATATTCAGCGGGAAGGACGCGGCCAACCTCGCCGCCTTCCCGTTTTTCCCGCTCCCACCGTATCAGCACATCGGCGGCAATCGCTTTGAATTCCTCTGTTGCCGGATAGTCCGGCGAATATCCGGCGAATTGGTGCGGCTGTGTTACCACTTCGGCCACGGTGTCCGGCCAGCTTTCCGTGTCAACGCGGTTCAGGACGCGCCACACAACCGCCGCTTTGTGCATATCCGAAGGAACGCCGCGGGCTTCGCCCCATATCAGGCGCGCCAGCATTTCAACTTCCGCTTCGTCCGGTATGTATGGGGCGGGCGTAGGTGTCAGCGTGGCCGCTGTGGACGCGTCCAGCTTGTCCCGCTCGGCCTCTTCAAGTGTAGGTGTGGGCAACGCCTGATCCTGCCCGCCGGGGCTGTCGGCCTCCATCGGAACCACCGTCGCAACCGCTACGGCGAAGGCGCACCCGACAACCGCCACGGCCAGAAGTAGGAAGGGAAGAGGCGAACGGCGGCGCGGCCTGCGCCGCTTCATTGCGTGCCCTCCCGTGCGGCCTGCATAAGCGCGCACCCTTCGCAATGTTCCTTCCTGATTTCGGCGCGGTTTTTGTCCTCGGCTTCGCAATTCTCTTCCAGCGTGTCCGGATCATAGTAAAGCCGCATTGCCTCGCCCGTTCCGGACGATATTTCCAGCACATAAAGGCCGTTGCGCTCGAACCAATCGTTTTCAACGGTGATTTCAAAGCGTCCAAGCGTCATTTTGTAGATATACACGCCGCCTTTTGCCCGCTCCTTTTTCAGCCTTGAAGCCGAAAGGTTTAATTCCCGCTGAATAAGGGCTTTCGCCGTTTTCTGCGTCAGCCGAACGCACGCATTGTTTTTCATTGTATAACCCCCTTAAAAAACAAGCCCTTTCAGGCGTTCAAGCTCTGCTTCGCACTCTCGAACCGTTTTCAATGCTTCGTCGCGTACTTCCGCGCAATTCTTCATCATCTTTTCGCGTTGTTCATTCAACATGAAACGGCGCGCACCGTCCAGCGAAAGCGGCAACAATTCTTCGCGGAACTCTACTGCCGCCGCAAGAAGCACCCCACGGCCTGCGCTCCATTTATACCGTTTATCCCTCTTCAATTCGGCTTTGATCCGTGCTATGTCGTCATGAAGGGATACGCCGCTTTCTTTTATCATGTCGGGCTTTATGCTCCACACGGACGGGCAAAGCTCCGTGATCCCTCTTTCCTCAAATTCTGCGGCAATCTCTCCGTTAATCCACGAATGAAATTCCGTGCCTTCATACTTCCGGCCAGCAAGTCCGGAAAGCCGATTGTTTATAGCCTCTTGAAGCTCGGCAACCGTAAATTGTTTGTTTTTCATAGTTTGAATAGCTCCTTTCGCGCCTATCGCGCTTTCAGGTTTAACCACCATTCCGGATTATTCCGGAACTTCTCATGCGGACAATATGTGCAATCCGTAGAAGGGCACTTCCGGCAATACCGTTTGTGAAATTCGTCGTCCCACGGCCCTTCTAAAATCGGCAATCCCCGGAGGAACGCCCCAAGCCCTGCGGGGGATTGCGCCAACTTTTCAAAATTAGTCACCGTCAAAACCTCCCGTGTTTTATCGCGCTTCCGGCTTAATCCCTTTAATCCTGCAAAACTTTTCGCATTGCGGCTTTGTTCCGCTTTTTAAGGTTTTCCCGCCTGCATACACGCCGATCTTCGTTACATGCGTATAACTGCGAACTTCCCAATGCGTTGTCATTGTCCCGCCACCGAATTCGTGCCGCTTTTCAAGCGTATAGATCATGATAAACAACCCTTTCGTCGTTATTGGTTTACACTTCTTCGCCCTCTGCGCTTGAAGTTTTCCCGAACCACCGCTTGCGCCCGTTCTGCACTGTAAACTTCGCGTTGCGCCGCGTCCACTTCTCCGGTATAGCCTCGTTGCAATTCGTGGTAGATCGTCGCGGTATGCACGCCAAGCCGCGCGGCGATTTCAAGCGGGCGATCCCCGCGGGCGTGCCACGCCTCGATCTTCTTTCGATCCTCAAAATCCAGATACCTATAATTTCCCGCCATGTCTTCACCCCGTTTCTATTGCGGTTTATCGTGGTTTGTTGTATAAAAAAATAAATGCGGAAGGTTCGTAATTCCCGTTCGGGGGAATTCGTTTCCTTTCGCATTTAATATTACAACCCACATTCGCAAATGTCAATAGTAAATGCGAAAAAAATTGAAAATTTATTTTTATAGTGCGTCAAGGCATTCGCGGAAGCACATTGCAGAAGTTTTCCAGCCCAATATTTCACGCGGATAGTTGTTGATCCATTGTTCAAGGTCTTTTATTGCGGCGGTTGATACCTTCCCGAAGTCTGTTCCTTTCGGGTATCGCCGCCGTATCATTCTATTTTGATTTTCGTTTGATCCCCGTTCAAAACTGCTGTACGGGTGACAATAGTAAAAGCGTGTCCGCTTCCCCTTGCGGATCGCGGATTGTTCCAGCCTTTCCACATTGGAGAATTCCCCGCCATTATCAACGGTGATCGTTTTGAACACTTTGCGGAATAGCGCGCCGAACCGCCGTTCTATTCGATCAAGTGCCTTTATGGTGCTTTCCTCCGTCCGATCCGGCATACGCTCTATAATTTCTTGTCGCGTCTTCCGCTCCGTCAGCACAAGAAGGGCTTTCTTTGAAGTCTGCTTCCCGCTGTAAACGGTATCCATTTCCCAATGTCCGAAGACTTCGCGCCCCTCCACTTCGGCGGGGCGTTTTTCTATGCTCTTCCCGCGTGGGGCGCGTTTGGCCGTCTTCACTTTGCGATATTTCCGCTTTCGTTTTGCCTTTTCCGGCAAATCCTTGTTTGTCAGCATAAGAAACACACCCTTTGTTATGTAGCCGTAAAAGGTGCTTGTGCAAATCGTAGTTTTGAATTCCAGCCCCTCTAAAGCAATGTCGGCAAGTGCGGCAGCGGGGGATCGGCCTTCTTCAAGCACTTTTCTTTCCAGATATTCCGCAAGGGCGTAATCACGGCCAATTTTCAGCGGCGCGCCTTTTGCCAAAAGGTTTTCACGGTATCGCCTGTGCGCTTCGTCCGGATTATACCTTTCTTCCTCCGTCCAATCTGAATTACGGTGAACCATGCGGGCGCGTTTTACTTCGCGGTAAATAGTGCTGATATGCACATGAATTTCCGCGGCGATCTCCTTTGCCGAATGGCCGTTATTCAATAACGCTTCGATCTTGTAACGGTCTGCCTTTGTCAAATGGCTAAAACAATGCCCCATGCTCCACGCCCCCTATAAACAAAAATAAGGGGCGGTTTCCCGCCCCCTGCGCCTGAAATTAACTCCTTCTTTTGTCGTATTCGTCCAGCCCTTCCAGCGTGACCGGATCGGTGAGAATGTCCCGCAAGCTACATTCAAGGGCGTTGCAAATTTTTAATAATGTCGCCAGCTTTGCCCCGTTAATATCCCGCGCGCCTCTTTCGTAGTCTTGCAGGATACGCACGGAAATTCCCGCCGCCGCCGCAAGCTGTGATTGTGACATATCAGCCGCCAGCCGTGCGGCCTGCAATTTCTCGTTTCTATATGCTATTTTAACGCTAATATCCACGCGCCGAACCTCCCTTGACATTTTCGCGTTTTATCGGTTATAATAAAGGCGACGGGCGGGGATACCCGCCGCCGTATCTGTTAGGGCTGTTTGTTCTTCTTGTTAGGCTTTATGCTGATTGTGATACGCTCCACCGTTTCACTTTCCAAAGCCTTTTTGAGAAGTTCAAGCAGTTCTTTTATTTGCTCTTCGGTCAACTTCGCACCCCCTTTCCGGTGGTGTTGTCTTCTCCTTTCGCTTTACTCGGCTTCCCCTTGCCTGTGATTTTATTATACGGCATTTGCCGTATAAAGTCAATAGCTTTCAAGAAAATAATTGCGAAAAACAGCAAAAGCGGCGGGAATTTCCCGCCGCTTCATTCGTTTTCATCATCAATCAGCCAAAGAGGGGATACGCCTAACACTTTAGCAATCACTTTCAATTCGTAATCAGTAACAAACCGTGTTCCGATCTCAATTCTTGAAAGGCTGTCCCGCTCCATTGTCACACCTTCAATTTGCAGTTTCGCGGCTAACGCCTCTTGCGTAAGCCGCTTCTTTTGCCGTGCTTCCCGCACTCTGTCGCCGCATATATTCTTCCGGCCTTTATAGTCGTATATCTTCACCCACGATCACCCGCGCCCCTCTCGTTGTGCTAAACATCAGCACTTTTCTTGACTTTAACACAAAATTCTTGCATAATTGTGTTAAAGGTCAGAATACAAAAAGTATTCTTCCCTTGTTGCCATAATTTAAGCACACGAAAGGAGCTATTCAAACTATGAAGCAATCGTTTTTATCCTCTGCCTTGTCAATGTTTGGGCGCGGAAAGAAAGAAGAAAGGTGCGCGGCTGTGGACGCGGCAAAGGAAACAAAGGTCTATTTTGAAGAGGGCGGCACAAGGTATCACACAAACGCGCATTGTTCCGGAATGAGAAAACCGCAATATATCCCGCTTTCTGTCGCAAAGAAACGCGGCCTTTCTCCGTGTAAAAAATGCGCGCCGTATGGTGTCGCGCCGACTGTCCGGCCAGCTCCCACCGCTCCCTTGTTCGCCTCTGCAACCACAAGTGAAACAAAGCCCGCTTTTGAATTTCTTTCCGTGAAGGTTGCGGGCGTTACCTTTAAGAACGGGCGCAAAAGCCGTCAAACCATCTTGCGAAAAATCCATTTCAAAGACGAACCTTTCGACAAGGGTACAATGGAATTGACTTTGCAACGGGAAGAATGGGAAGGCAAGCCCGCTTTCGGTGTCTATGTCAACGGCGATCAAATCGGGAATATTCCCGCCGAACAAGCCGACTATGTAAACGCCAATTTTTCCCGCCTCGACGGGATCGTAAACATAGAGGTTTACGGCGGCGGGGACGGTCAGAATTACGGCGCGGAAATAACATTGCGCTTCCGGAATGAGTAAACCCCGCAAAACGACAAAAAGCCCCCACGCCAGCCATTAAGCGGCCAGCGTGGGGGCTTCTCTATATTCTGTTACTCTTTCCATGTACCGCCAAGCGCGGCGATCGTGTACCTGTCCGCGCGCCCGTTGACAATCAAGCCTTTTGACGCTTGAAAGCACCGCACGGCGTAAGCTGTCAACCTTCCGTATGTCCCATCGGCTCCGTTGGTGCCGCAATGGTAATTCCGTTCGATCAAGGCCGTTTGCAACGCCTTCACATCGTCGCCGCGCATAAGGGGTTTTGCCACTTTCAGCACGCGGGCAACCTCAAAGGAACCCGCCGCGGGCGGTGTCTGTTCCGGCTTTTCGCCGTCATGCTCCGATTTTCCCGCCATCTGTTCCGGCGCACGGGCGGTTTGTTCCTCTTCGACCTTCACGCTATCCGGCGCGGCTTCCTCGTTCTGCTGGACGGGCGCGGCCTGCTCTTCGGCAACCTTTTTCCGCGTGCGCGTGGTTTTGTTCTCTGTATCCTTCTTCGGCGCGCGCTTGCGCGTGCCTGTGGTTTTTCTCTGTTCACTCATGCGTAAAACCTCCCGTAATGAAATAAGCCCCCGCCGCCGCGGTTCAGCGGAAGCGGGGGCTTCGTGTATCAGGCGGGCGGCTTGTGGCCGTCGCCTCCATCAAGCCGCGGGCGGTAAAGGAGTAAACCCGCGCGCGGCGCAATGGCAATTAGGTATTCAGGGCTTGCGCTGTATCGGTATGCGTCTTCGGAAGCGCAAAAACGGCGGCTTCGATCGCACCGTCAACAATCTTCTTCAAATCGTCGTCGATTTCAATTCCCGCCGCTTCGATAAACTGATAGACAAGTTTTGTTGCCTCTTCCTTGCGCTGTCCCTCTTCAATTTTGCTTGTTTTATAGAGCTGTTCGGCGGCTTCTGTCGCCTTCTGCGCCCACCCAATCACCTTGTCAATAGCAGTGATTACGGGAACTTCGGGGAAGAACTCTTGCAGGGTATCGACCACATGATCCGCGGTGTCAAGAACGGTTGTCGTTCCGGTCAATACGCCGGAAACATTGATCCCCTTCTTTACCAGATAGGGGATCAGCACGATCAGCCCCACGAAAACGACCGCGACGACGGCCACAACCACAAGAACAATTACCATGTTATCCATTTTTCAAAGCCTCGCTTTCTTTTTTGTCGGTGTTTATATTTGTTACTCCTTTACAAGCGTGAGATCGGAAACGCGCACGGCGGCCACGGTCACGCCGCCGTAGGTGATAACGGCACGATCGCCGTTCAGCTCCGAAACGACATGATCGCGGCTATACACGAAAGAGGCCAGCCCGCCGCCTGTGTAGGTCTTCGCGCCCTGCTTTACGCACACGACGCTTCCGGCCTTGATTGCGCCGCCCGCGCCGCTTCCATCTGCAAGAACAAGATCAGAAACGCGCACGGCGGCCACGGTCACGCCGCCGTAGGTGATAACGGCGCGATCGCCGTTCAGCTCCGAAACGACATGATCGCGTTCATACACGAAAGAGGCCAGCCCGCCGCCCGTGTAGGTCTTCGCGCCCTGCTTCACACGCACGACGCTTCCGGCCTTGATTGCGCCGCCTGCGCCCGCTCCGGTGTCCGGTTTGTCCGGCTGAACGGGGGCGGCGTTGTCGTATTCGATATACGGAAGTTTGCCATGCTTCGTCCATGTGCGGGCGTTATACCCGCTCTTTGTCCCCATGTTTTTAACTGCCGTGATCTGCACATCGTTTTCAAAGGCGGGGGAACACTCCACGGCCAGCCCGCCGCCGATATAAACGCCGATATGCCCGCTACACCAAAGGGCTTCGCCAACCTCCACATTGGAAAAGTTGGTTGAAACGCCCTTGCACTTTGTAATCATGGTATCCGCGCCAATATCCGGAACACCGTTCACGGCATAGGACGCGCCGCCGTAGGTTTTGGACGCGTCGCCGCGCCAGCCCCACAAAATGCCTTTAATCAGGCATACGCAATCGAACCCGAAAACAGGCGGGTTCTGGTTTGCGGCGGCTTTAATCATTTTCGTTCGGGCGGCCTGCTTGTTGTATGCGTGGTTATTGCAATACCGCGATACATTGCCGCCCGTCAGGGGCGCGCCAAAGCACCCCATGACATAAAGGGTTTTGTAATTCTGCGCAACATCTTTCAGTTTCGCAACAAATTCACTTGCTTTCATAACTGCCATTGTTTTTCGCTCCTTCGCTATTATTCTTCGTGTGCGCGTTCCAGCGTGTCAATTCGCTTGTGCGCCTGCTTTGCGGACGCTTCAACGGCAACAAGCCGTTCTACAAACTCCGTGTTCGTCTTCCGCTGTTCCCGCTGTTCGGCCTTAATATCATCAATGCCGCCTTTGATATATCCGATCTCTGTTAATACCGTTGCGTCGCTCTTTGCTTCGTTCGCTGTGTCGCTCTTCTTATTGCGGGCGAAGGCGGCATAGCCGAAGGCGATTGCGCAAACTGTACTAACCGCCGAAAGTACCGTTAAAATCTGTTCCATGTTTTCACCACCTTTACACCTTTTCCCATTGCCACAAACCCGCCGTGTCGGGTGGGTAAACGCAATTCGGCATATCGGCCTTCGCCAGATATACCGCGCCTTTGTAGCTGTAATAAAGCCCCTCAACCACATTTACGACGATCCCCGCAGTTTCCGGATACGGGATCGGATCATCAAGCGTCCCCGTGTGTTCCAGCTCGACAAGGCGGTAATATGCAAAGGTGGTTTGCACGGGATACGCGGCGGCGTTGGAAGTGTGCGGCGCGACGATCTCGTAATAAAGGCCGTCGTACCTGATAATTTCGCCCTTTGTCTTGTATTCGTGATTGTCCTGATACTCCGGATAATCCACAATATCCGTTGACGCAAGGATCATTTCATCGGTGATCGCATTCGTTCCCGCGGCGCGGTCTGCGACAATCTGCGCTTTGAATGAAAGGGAAAGAAGGGCGGCGGTGCTTTCGCCCGCCGCCTTCACGGTTTCAACTTCCTTCTTCAATTCTGCGGTTTCGTTCGGCTTGTCCGGTCTGTATGTTACGCTCATTCAAAATTCCCCCCGATCGAAGATACCCAACACGCGGAAATAGCGTCGCCGCGCTCCACTGTTACCCGAATATTCAGGCCGAATTTAACGGCGGTGTTGATTGTGTTCTCGAAGACATGCGCCACGCCTTGAATTACGGCGTTCGTGCAATCCTCCCACGCAGGGGAAGGATCAAACGGATTGTTCGTTGCCTCCACTTTGAAGGTTGCGCCCGCTGGAATTTCGCGCGTTACTTTCACATTTGCGCGCGTGGGCTGTGCCTCCGCTTCCAGCGGCGCGGCCAGTGTGATAACAAAACCGCTGATCTGCTTTGTGAAGGTCAGCGTGCGCACCGCTTTATTTCCCACGGTGTCCGTTGCGGTAATTGTGATCGTGTGCGCGCCATTGGAAAGGGCGGTGAAGTCATGCCCCGCAACATTCATCGTGTTTTCTTCTCCAAGCGTGGGCGTGTAGCTCCGCAAGGTGGTTTCGTTCACCTTTTCAACCACTGTCACCTTGTCATTGTCCGGATCGGTCACGGTGTACTTGTAAGAGAAGTCGCCGCTTTTCGTTCCAAGATCGGCGTTTTGTCCGGAAATGGCGGGCGGCTGATTGTGAACTACTGGAACCGCGGAAGAAGTCACATACGCGCTTTCGTTCCCGTAGGTGTCCCGTGCCTTCACGCGGTATTTGATTGTGTTCCAGCTTGTCGAAACGGTTTCCGTAAAGGTGCGGGCGGCTGTTGCCGTTGCCTGTGTATAGCTCCCGTTGTTTACCGACCGTTCCAGAACATAGGTGATCGTGTCGCCGTCCGGATCGGTGGAAGCTCCCCATGTCACGGTTATGTTTTGCGTGCTGTAACAGCTTTCCGGCACGGAAATTCCGTCCGGCGTACTCGGTGCGGCGTTCCACTGGAATTCATAGTTTCCGCGGCTGTTTGTGCTATCAGATACCAAAATATCAGATTTCAAATTACAAAGCGGACGCACGCCCCCGCTGCCGCTGTACGCGCTGCTGTAGTGCAACGCCCCCGAAGTGCGGACATTGCGCACATAGTACGAGCTGCCGGAATACGGCGTGCGAAGCCACCAATACCACGCCTGCGAAGTCGTCGGATCGCTCCCGTAATTACTTTTGTCAATGGCCGCTTGCGTACAATAGGCAAGGCGGCTTGTGTTGTCGCTGAACAAGGCCAGCTTTGAACCCTCTGCAATCCCGTTTTCGTTTGCAAGCCCGACTTCCGTTGTGCTTGCAAGGAACATTTTTGCGGTGAAGGTTTCATAGCTCCCGCCGTCTGTAACGGTGTTTTTGGCAACGGTAAGCGTGGTTGTCATAAGTGCCGCTACAAAATCGTCGTCAAGCATAGCAAGGAACCCCGCCCATGTGTCATAGGGGTTTACATTGTCCCATACATTCGCGCTTGACGGCGGCGCGTCCTGCCCGTGCTTCGCGCTGTACCATTTTCCCGCCGCGGCGTTACTGTTCAGCCATTGAAGGATATTGGAATGAATATGCCTGTTATTTCCGTAATTCCGGCGATCTGAATTGCCGTTGCTCGGTTCTTTTGCGTCGGAACAAAGCAACGCTATGATCTTGTCGGTAATCATGGTAATAGCTCCGGACGGATAGCCCGAATGGTTTTTGTCTGCCATTTTGAAAACGACATAATCACCCAAGAACGACCGATAAGCCGACTTTACGGGCACTTCAAAGGTTGTTCCCACGCCAAGCGTGCTTAACTTTTTCGACATTCTTTGCCTTCCTCCTTTTCTTCGGAAACAGCAACGCCGCCACGGTTGCCCGCGGCGGCGTACTGCCCGAATAATTTGTTGTAATGCTGATCCATGTTCCGGATCAGGTGATAGCAATTTCCCTTCGACGCGTGGCCGCGCCAGCTTTTATAGGATTGTTCCACCTTTTCCGGCGTGATTTTTCCAGCTTCCAGCAACCCGCGCATTTTGGTTAAACGGCGGCGGGCGTTGTTCTTTGACTTCCGGCGCACCTTGCGGATCACCGCGCCGCTTTCGGTCAAATACGAATGGAAGCCCAAAAAATCAATTCCGTTTTTCAACGGGTAAATATTTGTCTTCGCATTCAGCGAAAGCCCTAATTCGTTTACATGTCTTTCAATCTCCTTCCAGCAATAGCGCAAATATTCTTTATCTTCGTGGATCAAATAAAAATCGTCCATGTATCGGCCATAAAATTTTATGCCTAACTTCTCTTTTACCATGTGATCCAGCGAAGAAAGATAGAGAAGGGCGAATATTTGTGAAGACTGGTTGCCGATCGGAATTCCTACATTGCCTTCGGTGCTGTCTATTATCATATCCAGCAACCAAAGGCAATCAGGATCGGAAATATACTTGCGGATTAAGGATTTTAACGCGTCGTGCTTGATATTATAGAAATACTTTGATATGTCGCATTTCAATACCCAACCGTCAACACCTCGTACACGGTAAAACCTCCGCATAAATCCTTCCAGCCGTTCAGGGCCGAAGTGCGTTCCTTTTCCAACCTGTGAAGCGTAATTGTCTTTTATGAAGGTGCTTCGCACCCTCGGTTCAAGTACATTATCACAAAGCGCATGTTGCACAACCTTGTCTTTGTAGCTGTTCGACATTACAACCCGTTCTTTCGGTTCGTAAACCTTGAATGTGTTGTAGGGCGAAAGCCGGTATGTATGGCTCTGTAACTGCACGCTTAACAGGTTCAGGGCTTCCAGCAAATTAACTTCAAACTTCGCCGCCGCTCCTTTCCACCTTTTGCCGCGGCGCGCCTTCCGGTACGCGCGGTATAGGTTTTCAAAATTATAGACTTTTTCAAAGTCGGTCATGTCAAAAAATCTCCTTGCCGTGTATAACCTCGGCCATACCCGCGGGCAATGCTCCGGTATCGGCAATCCTGTATTTGTCCCCGCTGTGGATAGCAGGGGACGGGAAACGCCTTCCTTTGGTGGTGGTACATTGCTTTCGGCCTGTGGCCTACTCGATCGAGTGATCCACCGAAGCGGACGCACGCCCCTGTTGCCGTTGTACGCGTTGTTGTTGTTCAACGCCCCCGAAGTGTTGACATTGCGCACATTGTACGAGTTGCCGGAATTCGGCGGCGGGGCGGGCGGAAGGCGAAAAGAAAACCTACAAGGCGTTCCCCAAACGGTTTTATACTCTCGCTTTGTCCCGCTTCTTCCACGCGGCGATCATGTACTTTACTTCAAGGGCAAGTTTCGACCAATATTCGCAACTCTTCATAGAAATAAAGCCCATTTCCTGCGAAAGCTCTATAAAAAATAGAAGCTCCTTGCAATAGGTCAACGCCTTTGCTTGTAGCCTCTGCCGTTGTCTGTGTTCGTCCGCTTGCCGCAAATCTAATTCGTTCGCTTCAAGCGTCATTTCGTAAATATCAACCGCTTTTTCCTGTATGCGGTTCACCAGCGTAAAACGGTATTTCTTCGGGTAACGCTCCGTGCTATTCGTGATCGTAAAGGTATGCTTTACAAGGTCTTTCGCCTTCACAATCACATTGAATTCGGACGGCTCTTTGCGCTCCCTCTCTTGTCCCTGCATAAATGCACCTTGCCTTCCTGATCCTCTGCAAAAGCGCGGTATCTTCCGCGCACCCCTCAAAATCAAAGCCCGCCGCCGTCAAAGTTATGGTTGCTTCGTGGCCTGTGGGCGTGATTCCGTGGATTGTCACCGCCTCGCCGCCGCACATGTCGCACGGCGGGCGAAGCTCCGTGAAGATATTTCCGATAATGCACGACAATTCCGCACCCTTGCAGGCGCACCGCGTCAACATTCGATCCGTTGCAACGCCGCGTTCCAAACGCCCGTTGCGGCCACGCCGTCCAAATCGTCAAAGAGGATCAAGAACGGGTTTGTTGTAATGTCATTGAAAAGCACGGCTTCCAGCATTTCAATTCGCGCGGTGTTGTTCTGGATCAGGTTCAGCAAATGCCCCGCGGCGTCTTCGTCAAGGACATTTTGCAAGGTTGCGAACCATGCGTTGAAGTCGTTTTCTGCGTCGGTCTTAAAGTCGTTCATGTAGGCTTCAAGGGCGGCGTACTGCTGATCGCCCAAAAGCTCCAAACTTTCCATATAGGAAACAAGATCGTTGAATTCGTCAACGCTCATTTCCTTATAGTCAGCAAACCACGCTTCAAGTTGCGCGTTGAATGCGTCGGTGTCTATCTGATCCACCACGCCCGCAACCACGCCGCACAAGGAACCATCAAGGCGGCGATCCGTTATGTTTGCCTGTGAAATGGCCGTAACGCCTGCGCCTACAAGCACATCGGCAAGGCATAATTCGTATGCGTCCGCGTCCCTCTGCAAAGCAGGGGCGACGGGGGAAGTTGCAGGCGCGGAAGACTTCACCGCAACGGAAATTTTGCGTTCGGTCAAATCCCACCGCACAACAATTCGGTCAATGCGGTTCAACACGCCGTCCGCGGTTGCCAGCGTTACGGGTAAATCGCTTGTGTTGTAATAAAAATAGCCGTTGATCCACGCTTTACCCGTTTTCACGGCGACGGCCATTCCTGAACCCGCTACCACTTGAAGGCTTGTGGAAGGGACAGGGAACACGCCGTTTCCAATGAATGAAGCAAAATATTCAGCCCATTCTTCCGCGCGGTACACGCGATCGCCGGAAACACTGTTGAAAAAACTTGATTTTTCCATATTTGCACCCCTTTACTTTGTAATCTGCCTGATCTGCGTAATCAGGGCGGGCAAACTCTCCCCGAAAGTAATGTCTATTTCCTCCATGTTCTGTTGATAGGTTTCCGCAACCTCCGTTATCCGGACATTGATTTTTATACCCCACCGTTTATTAACGCATGTCACGCGATCGCCCAAGTCGTAATCTTCCCTGTACTTCAAATTCGCGTGCGTGTTGATCGTGCTGGAAAAGCTCAATGTTTCGGCGTATTGTTCCAGCTCCGACGCGCCGCGCTCTTCAAGACAGGCTAAATATTCTTCATCGGTGCGCGTGATCTCTTCGTCGTTCTCGTTGGTGTACTTCTTCGTAATGTCCGTTGCGTTCACAAAGACTTCTTCACGGTCAAGGCCAGCCGCGCCGCCGCCAACTTCGGCCACAACGCGCGGTTCGGCTTCTTCGCCGCCCACATAAGCCGTTGATTTCAGGTTTTCAATGCTGTTTGTGTATTCCTGTTCCGTGATATTATCGAATTCCTGCGAAAAAATACACGGCGGGTTTTCGGTTTGGTCTGCGGTCAAATCGCGGCCTTTATACACACTGAAATAGTGCTTTCCGGTCTTCACATCGGTTCGCAACCGGAAGCCCAATTTTGCCGCCTTCGCCGCGGTTTCCACGGCAAGAAGGGCGTTTGTGAAGGCTTCGGAAGTATAGTCTATTTTCCCGCTTCCGGTGTCTTCGTCCGTGGGATCAATTAAGACATTCGGGATCGCGCGGGTGGCCACTTTCGGGGAAACGACCGTTTCGCGGACAATCCGGTATAAAATATCCTGCGTCCCGCTCGTTGCGGCGATCTGATCGCGTATAATGCGCTTTCCGATCCATTGCGTGATAAACTTTCCTTGCACTTCGATTTCTTCAAGCCCCTGTGAATTCTTGCTAATGTGAACATACCTGATTTCTGCCGCCTCGGTGTCCCCGCGCTTCATTATCAGGTTGTTTTTTACCAGAAGGGAAACATGCTTGCTTGTGAAAGGCACAAGCAACTTGAATTCGCCCGCCGACCAATACCGCCGCGTCCAGATTAACGAATTGATTTCATCAATTACGCCGTGCAATATCATGTCGCGGTCATAAATATATAGCTCCATTCGTCACACCCCCAAATAAAGATCGTCGTGATAAATGGATACTTCCAAATTTTCAAGATTTTCTTCCGCGGAATACCTGTAAAGGTTATCACCGACCGAAAGTTGAAAATATGTGCTGTCCACATCAAGATAACGGAACGCGTCAGAAGTCACGCCGTCGCGTTGCAATGTTACTTCTTTTTCCCCGTATCCTGTGGATACGCTCAAAATGTCGCCAGCTTGAAGCGTGATATTCAGCTTTATAAACTCCTGTGTGTCCACATTCAAAAGAGAAGGATTTTTGACAACGCCAAGCGCGCGGAACTCTACGCGAATACCCGCTTGCACATCACCTTCGTTATAGACATTCACGATCAAGGAAGGTTGTCTATACCCAATTTCCCAACCTTCCGTAAGGGGGATTTCAACGGGAAATTCAAGGCCGCCGATCCATGTCGCTATGTCGTCCCGCGTCTTTGCCTCTTTTCTCCAAAACGGATTAAGGCAAAGAAGCTGTATTGTGAAGTCCTGAAAAATAGCCTTCCGCGTGAAGGCGGGCGCGTTGTCGATCTTGCAATCAATCACGCGCCGGAAGTCGCCGTATTCGTATGTCAGCGTCGCGGAATACTGTGGGTTCAACACGCGGTTCATTTGCCTTCGGTAATCCCGCATTCTGTCCTTGTCCCGCTCCCTGATACTTCCGACAATCTCAATTTCGCGGGATTGAATGCGGTTGCCTAAATAGGTGTCGCCGTCCTGTCCCATGCTGTTAATGCTGTAAATCTCGTTGCGCACATCAGAAAGGCCGCTAACCTCGTTTGTGTGAAAAATAGAAGCGTGGGAAAAGGTGATACTTTCCCCACGCTCATTCGTATAAATCAGCTTTTCGATTTTCTTTGCCATCAGCCCATAACCTCCCGTGCAATCAAGCGGAATTGCTTTGCCGCCTCGCGCTGTTGTTGTGCATAGCTCGTTTCGTTCGCATAGATATTTTGAACCACTTGCACGCCGCGGGCGGCGTTGTCGTTCCTGCCGATCCTTCCGGACGGTCTTTGCGGCTCCGGAACGGTTGAAGCCGTCGCCCTGCGGATTGTCTTTTCAACATTCTGCATTTCACGGGCGAAGCCTTCGCCTAAACCTTCGGCCATGTATGCGCCGATCCCTGCAAATACCTTCGACGGGGAAGCAATCTGCATTTCCGCTTCTACGGCGGCGACAATTTCGCGCATCATAGAACGCACTTTGCTTTCCAGCCACCCCGACATATTTTGAAAGCCCTGCCAGATACCGCGCACCATTTCTTCACCCGCCGCCGTGAACTGCGATACAAACCCGTTGATCGTCGTCAAAATCGACTGTATGATCTGCGGGATTTTTGCCGTAATCTGCGGCGTACCCTGCACCATGCCGGACGCTATGGCCTTGTCAATATCAACGCCCGCCGCGGTGAACTTCGGTTGTTGTGCGGTGAAGGCGGTAATAATCGACTGTACGATCTGCGGGATAATGTTTGTAATATTCGGCGTTCCTGTTGTCATGCCGGAAGCAATATACTTCGTCATGTCAACGCCGATCTGATTAAGGCGCGCCGCTTGCGCTGTAAGTCCCGTTGTTACCCGCTCGACAATGGCCGATACCGCGCCGTCCAGCGCGCCGATATTCGCTATAATGCCATCGTTTACGGCTTGCACGGCCTCCTGTGCGGTAATCGTTCCCGCGCTCCCCATTGCGCCCTGCATGTCCGCGGAAACGGTATCCATGCCGCCGCCGAAGCCTTCGCCAACGCCTGCGGCCATGTTGCCGCCAATGTCAGCGAAAACCGTTGAAGGGGAATGAATGCCAAGAAAATTCTTGATACCGTCCAC